GATCCATCCGGCAAGGTTAATTTCTCGGGAGTGATAACAGAAACCCCTGCAACCTTATTCATTTCGTTGTATCCGGCTCCGGTGACCATCACCTTCCCTTGGATTTCCGCGAGATGGCCTTTCTTCTCCTCAAGTTTAATTTGTGCTTTGACAGCCTTGACAAGGCCAGAGGCAGTACGTTTTACAAATACAGCTCCATCGCCTAAAAGCGCAATTTCCTGAGACTGTTCTTGGGTTTTCGTTTCCTTTACTGACATTTATATTTCCTCGCTCTCTTTTATTTAGAATCCTAACTTAGAAGACTTCCTTAGCCCTCCTGCCAACATCTCGATCACTTTCGATAGAGTCTCTATTCCGCCGAACCTTTCAACCCTCCGTAAAGTCTTGGTTTTAGGATCGAAGCAAATAGGATTCTCGGTAACTCTGTACTTTTCACTCATCTCTACGAACCATGCTTTCTTTTCCTTTTGAGCCTCTTCCATAATCTCCTCGGCCTTTTTCACCAAATTCATAGCCTCAACCATTTTGAGATGAAACTTTTCTCTGCGCTCAGCTTCTTCGTCCGTGACTGTTGCCAAAACATCGGAATCGTTCGTTCCTTCCTCGCGCTCCTCCTGATTCCAGCAAGCTTCGCAAGGTCCGTCACAAAGCATATTAAATTTATTACGGAATTCGTTAACGCAATGGTATTTTCTCAAGTCCTCTGGGAAAATCCCTGTATCCTTAGACGCTTGATCGATAATCTTCACTTTTACTTCTCCCCCTGCTGCTGATTCGTTAGATGGGGCTGCAAGCCCGTCACAATTATCCCCTTGGGCTAAAATTTCGCCACGCTTGGCCCTACTATCAAGAAGTACACCTAAGGGCGTACCTTTGGAACATTCAAGAGCGTCGCCCAAAACAATATATCTGCAGCATTCAGCACCCTGTCCAGCCTTGCATACTTCGCGGAGATGTTCTTCTGAAATTACCAATTAATTAACCCTCTTTCTGCTCGTAATATTTGCAACTAATTATTGATCCTCCCCAACCGATTCTGTACATAAAGTCGATGGATGTTGCTTTGCAATTAGTAAAGCGGTCAAATTTGCAAGTGTCACATAGATTAGTCATCGACTTCATCCTCCCTGTCAAAAATCTTACATTCCTTAATAGGGAGCAATCCCTTACAAAGCGACCCGCAATGGTACAACGCGGATGGTCTTGTGTGATGACACTCGATCAATTCACCGCAATTAAAACATTTGCATATCTCACAATCAGGACCCCTCTTAACTAACGGAAAATCCGCCAACGATTCAATTTTTGATAGATCTATAGAGTTCCATTGACTTTTGAATGATTCAACTTTTTCTGGATCTATGGTACAATTCAAATGAGTGATTTCCCTTTGGGCCTCTGTTTGCAGCAGAGGCTTTTTCGCGTCCATAATCAACGCAAGTCTGCAGATTGCTTCTGGCGCTTCCTTTCCTCTTCCCACGGCAACGGCACCATTACTCCCGTATTCCCCAACTTCACACGCAGCGCATTTTCTGCTCTCGGTCACTTGCACCCAGTAATTTGGCTTGATCCATTGAATGACTTTCCACGCTGCTGATATGTCCTCTGAATACCGTGGGTATATTTCCTTGCGAACAAGGTGAACTCCGTTGTAGATACTATTTGGCATCATGTGGCACTTGATATCATCCAGCCAGTTATTGGCTATGTTGAGATCGGTAAACCTTAGGAATATTCCATCTTCCTCCTGATCCATTGCCCACCAGACAATTTTAGGCGTTGCATCCATGATCTTACCGACCGCCTCGTCCATCTCCGGTCCTGGTGTCAATATCTCCGTTTCACTCAACGCTATCACCCGCCATTCTAATTCGTACTGCCTCATCCAACGCCGCCAAGAACTCTCCGTTTGGCATGGGACCAGTTCTGCCTAACAACTTGATCCACGTCGATTGCCTTACAGTTGATTGACTTATCGCGTGTCGTATGCCACGTTCGACGCGACCAGGCTTTTCCTCGCCACACATTTTTCCGGCCTCTGGATAAAGTTCTTTCATCATGTGATAAATTGCGTTTGGGTTTTTGTGGAGATATTTAACTGCAGCCACGATGTTTTGGTATCCTTTGATATGTGCTGGTATTTCGAGTTCGCGGAGGATACTAATTGTCTGGAGTTCGTATTTATCCAACCTGTTCACCAACCCCCTTAATCCCTTTTTTGATCTCAAATAGCTTAGCTCTGACCTCAATCTCCCTGACCAATGCTGCTAAAAACTTTGTGTTTGTCAGGTGTCCGGCTGTTCCGAGTATCCTGTGCCACGTAACGTCATCGGCCTTGCTCGATCCCACTGCAGTCCTGATGCCCTTTTCAATGCGACTACCTCTGATATCCTCGCCGTGAATTTTGCTGACCCCTGGGTATAACTCTTTAGTCATAGCATTGATGGAATCCGGATTTTCCCTTAGGATTTTAACGGCGGTGATAATGTGTTGGTAACCCTTAACGCGTGTAGATATTCCGAGTTCGCGCAGGATGTCGATTAGTAGGACGTTGATTGTTTCAAGTTCGAATTTATCCAATTTGGCTCTCCTTTCTACTTCTCTTCCTCTCGCCGATGGTGTTACAAATATCTGCGATAATAACCCCCGTCCTAGTAAGATTAGCGTTACCCTGAATTAGATTGTGCTGATTAAGCCTTACAAGTTGTTTTCGAGATACGAGGATAAGATTTTCAAGATCAAAGTTCCGCTTATCCTTGTCGCCAAAAACAATAACATGTCCTTTAGGAAGGGGGCCGTTATGCTCCTCCCAGACTAGGATATGTTTGCCTCGCCAGTTCTTTTGCAGCTTACCGTCCTGCACTTTGATTTGGATATAGTCGTCTTTGGTGATTCTCTCTGACCCTAGAGGCACCCAATTGGCAGGCTTGTTACCTTTCTTAAATTGAGTTGTCTCCATCCCTGAATAACTGATTCCCTTCGTTCCTTTATTGAACGGAACATGCCCTTTCTTAAACTGTGTAGGGGCATAGCCTTTGTTAAAGCGCGAATCGCGACCGTTGTGAAGGCCATTACGATCAGCAAACGAAATCACTGCCGAAACCTTTAAGTCCATTCCAAATCGAGCGTTAAACATAGCTGTTAATTCCTTGAAGCTCCGTCCTGTGATATTCTCTCGTATATACCCCACCTGCTCGTCGCTGTACTTTCGATTCACGCTAATCACCTGATGGAACAAACGCTTCGCGAAGCATGGCTGGCATCTTCTTGCTTTCTCCACCCAAGTATTCATCCTTTACCTTTAGGGCATCGAGCACCAGTTTTCCATTAGAGATAATTTGCACAGCAACCTGAGTAATAGCTTTTGCCCTGTTGATTTCCTCTACCAATTTTTCTTCCTTGGTCTCTTCGTCTCCTAAACGTTCTAACTGCGCGAACAAATGGTTGTTTAGATCACCTAATGAGTTTTTCATTTCATCCCTCCCCACTGAGTCGAATCGATAAACAACGGGATGACATGCCTCTGCCCGATCATTCGCCCATCCATGTACTCAACGGTAATCCCTCTGTCGGTTACCGTGGCCAACGTTTTATGATTCGATTTATCGGTTTCGCTATCCCGAACCATGCCGCCACTTTGCATAAGCTTCGCCCAACGTTTGTGATGTTGTTTCTTTTTCTGCAAATTTTGATAAGCTTCTACCTCAAGCTTGATCCAATCGACTTTCATGAGCCGGTCGCCAACAACGTTCCAAATTCTTTTCAACTCTTCACCAACGAAGGGAATTATTACTTTATAGGGCAACAGTTTTGAGGTTAACGCCATCGCCTTGCTCCTGCCTTTCTCTTTTTTCTCGTCTGCTTTTTCACCCTTGCCACAAAAGGCTCAAACACAGTCTGGCTAAACCAAAACCCTCCGCAATCGATCTCCCACTTGGCTCCGCATCTACGGCAGACTGTTCGGACTTCGCCTTCTGGTAGCTTGAGATTTAGACCGCATGTGCATGTTTGGAGTGCTTGTTTTACCATTGGGTGCGCCTCCTTCCGCCTTGGTTAGCCCGGCAATATATCGCTTGGCACCGCTAGGTCCTTAATATCTTGAATAACTGCGTGGATTCCCCAGAGAGCAAACTTGTCGCTCTTGTGAACGTGTCGATTCTCCCAGTAACGAATCGTGATCGATGGGAAACGCTTGGTTAATAGACATTGAGACAAGATTCGATTAGTATCACAGTCCATCAAACGGTGTTCACTCTCATCAACGAGAAAGATATAACCCTGTTTTTCCAAGTTGTTTCGTTTATCCGTTTTAGTCTTCTTGTCACTCACCGGCGTATTTGACATTGAGAAAACATGGTCGAACGAAAAGCTAAACTTTAGATTAACTGAACCGTATGGACTGTATTGAAGTTCAAAAATCCAGCCGAATCCCTGTCCTTTCCACCACTCATCCACGACATCTTTAAGATTACGGAGCAGATTGGGAACGGTGTCAATTGGGGCAGCTTCACCTAACTGACGTTCAAGTTCGTGGATGCGACCGTTAAGCCTGCGAATGTCAGCGTGTTTCTCTTCAATTCTCTGCGCGGCTGCCGAAGCATAACCTAGTGGTTCGCAAATTTCCTTCGTGTAATGATCCATGAGGTTGCACATACTGTCTCGCATCTCGGCCGTTAAGGTATCACCTTCAACCATTTCACGGATGTAACTAGCACCATGCATTAAATCTTTGGCGGCTTTCATGGCTACAACCTTTTGGTCAGGTGTTAAAACAACTATGGATAAATTGGGCTCCTTGATATCCATCCGCTTACCTTCCTTCTACATAAAATTACCCCGACCGAGAGTTTTAGCTATTTCCGCCCTGTCGCAACCTAGTCTTGCGCACCGTGTTGCTATGGCACAACACTCATCGTTCATGGTGTTCCAATAGAGAGATCCGCCCATGTTGTCCCGGAGCGCGACATGTTCCTTCAACTCGTTCATGAGCTCATCCTTCTCGCTTAATTCAAGTGCATCATTAAGGGTTTTCATTATTTCTTTCACCTCCTCTCGAATACTTAAGCTACCCGTCCCCTCTGGAGTGCCATGAAACAACCTAACGCAATGTCAACCGCTTCCTTAGTGCTTGTCCTCCGTTTAAAGGCGACGCGGTTAACTTTCACATCTGTTCTGACTAGGTCCATGACTGTGGCGAATTCAGAGCTTGATAATGGACCGACGAATGATTCTAGGATCTTACGGAGCATCGTCTTCGCTCCCTTCCTCATCCAAGAGGCTATGGAGCATTTCACGCACCAGCGCAATTGAGTAAGTTGAGCCATCTGGCATATTGCGCATGTCATGGAGTATGTTCTTGATCCCTTGGCTAATTCCAGAACCGTCTGGCGAGGATGGTGGGCCGTCGGGGTGGGGTTCGTTATCTCCAACTGCCAACGCTTTTATAACCCTTAAAACGTTTTCGGTATCTCTTCGATACAAATAAGCGCTCCCTGTTGCATTCGCTACGTCAACCATATCTCTAAGGATTTCAGCAGCTTCCTTGCTTGCTGCCTTGAGTTTCTCGAGCTGCAGTTTTAATATTTCGTTCTCCGCTACGATTCGCTTAAATGTTTCGAGATCCGTTACCTTTACTTCTATTTGGAAGTTCTCCACTTTCCCTTCCTCCTTCCATGTATGTTGGCAAGTATTGCACATCATTTTTCGAAAGTATGAGTCGAAGTACGATAGGCAACCACATTTGGGGCATAACTCCATTGCTTCCTCCTTTCCCCTACACAATCCTCAACGGGCACCACTCTGGCGATAACTTCGTATTAATTGAAGGAATACGGGTCGCGTTATTCCTCTTCGTGGCCTCTGGCGATCTAGGATGATTGCAGAAGCTTTTGTGTCCAGAGTGCAGAATCCAATTGCAGGACTTACATTTTGGCATGGTCAAGGTTTTTAGATATCCGCCGGGAGTTGTTGGTTTAGGGTCTGGTAGGTTTTCAAATGTCGGGGTTAGCGTTAGGCCCTTGATCCACGCTGTTAGGGATGCTTTTGCCATGCTTTCCTTCACCTCGCTTTCGTTCGAACTTTTTCCCGCATGAAGGGCAAAATCTAAACATGATTTGCTCAAGCTCATCTACCGTGTCACCATTAGGCAGTTCTTGGACCGTTTTTAGTAGCAGGGCCTCTATTTCGCTGCAGTTGCAAAACGGATCGCACGGGAGCAACTCAAGCGTTTGGTAAAAGTAGACGGTTTTATTAGCCAGCTCCTTCGCGAGCTCTCGAGATATCTCGATGTTCTCATTTGATTTTGCGCGGCTGCCTTTGGTGATCCATCCAATTCGTGGTGATCTGTTGATCTCTAATAGTGTTTCAAACGCCTGGTCTTTGTTGGTGATCTGCTCTTTCGTGGTTTTCACCTCCTTATAAACTGCTGAGTGATTTCTCGGTATTTTTTGCCCCTTTTAATACATCTAGGGCCAATGCAAGGGTATCTGCCCGTTCCTGTTCGCGGCTTACATATTTATTCAGAAGTCGTTCCATTAATAGGCTACCAGTCAACATGCCTTTACTTGTGGCTATAAATTCATCTAAGATCATTGCCCCATTACTAAGAACTGTGTCTTGTTCGCGTTGAAACAGTGATATAAATAAGGCATTAGCATCTAGTGAATTTGCCAGCATTTCACAGACAGCCTCAATGGGTAGCGTTCCATTCTCTATATCCTGCTGGATGGTTTTTGCTTCCGTTTTGTTCACATCCCTCCATCACCAATGTTTTCACAGCATTACTCCATCTTGATACATGCTTTTCCTCTCTAGTGTCGAAATGGTAAGCTGTTCGGACTATCCATGTCGATACGAAACGAGGTGATTAATAATTTGGAAATTGACTTCGATAAATTACTCAATGATTTTCTAGAAAGATATAATGAGAAAAACCCGAATCCAGACAATAACGCTTTTGTTGCACTGAATGCAAGAACCGCCAAGACTGCCGCGCAAGTCTGTGCCTCAATCCTTAGAGATTATGAGAAGCTGAAGCGAACTCAAGACCCTTAACGATTTCCTTAGCAATATCTTCCGCTGATACATCGCTCGATACATTGGCTAATAAGTTGACTACTATTTGCCGTTCTGAAACTTGCACTTTCGGTTCGGCTATTTCTTTTTCTTCCGGAAGACATTTTGCCATTTCTACTAACTCAATGATCGTTCTGGCTATCAGACAAGATTGATCCGGTGTTGTTGGCTGTTTTTGTCTGTCTTGTAATTCAACGATTTGCTCTTCAATGACAACTTTATAGTTCATCCCTTTTCACCTCCCTCCAATGACCAATGTTTTCACAATGCTAATTCAAGTACTTGCCATAAACCGTTTTACTAACCTGCAGATCCAGATTAAACTTTTCCTTGACTGCCATTAGACTTACGATCTCTTCGAGGATTTCCTGACGTTGCACGAGCATATCCGGTGTCATTTCGCTTTTTTTGACCATCTTGGGATAGCCGTGCAGGGAAGATACAGCCTTGTTGGCGATTGTGTTGGCTTTAATGAAATCCACCTGAACGGGTTGTGCTAGGTTGGATTTTAGGCGATCCATAGTTTCGCGTTGGTGGTCTTTGTCGAGAGTTCGGAAGATTTGAAATCCTTCGATGTTAGGAGATTTGCGGAGCACTTCAACTACATCCCATACCCAATCCATAAAACTATCAGCCTTTGGTTGGCGACTCCATCGACAAATCTCGTAAACTCCTTTTGCGAAATAAACGCAGGTGTCGTATTCCTTCCCGTCAGTACCCCTCAGTTTGAGGGTAACTGAAAGTTTGTCCAATCTCTCGCGATGCTTTGAGTGCAAATTATCAATAGCTTTTTGTGGGTCTTTATATTCCAATGCCCTCCCGATCTGCTCTCTTGTCATTAAGATGTTTTGATTTCCATCTTGCCAAAAGTCGCATTGAATAGTTCCGAAGGTTTCCGATTTAACTAATGTTGGGTTGGTCATAGAAATCCTCTCCTTGCAGGAACTTCCTCCCATCCGTTGAATTGGTAATTGCTAAGGTTATCAGCCAAAGAAAGGAGGTAGGTGATATGATTGTTGGATTTGCTGAATTCTGCAGTAACCCAAAGTGTAATTACAAAACTACTTATAAATTAATTCCTGGTCCCGAAGATTTCTGCACACGTTGTGGGGAACCGATGATAGTTAAATGTCCGAAATGCACTAAGGATTTTCCGAATAAAACTGAAATACATTGCCCGAGTTGTGGGACGAAGATTAAGAACGTTGAATAGCGTCTATCAGCTTAGCTCCACAACGGCCGCAGTAATTTGCCTCTCTTGAAAAACGGCCATTGCACTCAGGACAAGTTTTAATTAATTCCGATCCGCATGCACACCATAATCTTTTTGGCTGCTCCGAATTGCCGTTTGGAGTGGCCTTTTCTGTTTGCTTTTCCAGTTTGTTCACCTCGCTTTCTTGATTTCGTGCCCGAGCCAAGTTTCGATACGAATGTTCTTGGCTCACTTCCATTATTTACAGGAATTCTTTTCCTTTTATCGAAATGGTAAATTAATAAAGGGAGGTGAGAATATGGGGATGAAATTCGAGGGCTTTGATAAACTCGAAAAGGAACTAAGGCGAATGGAATCAGCAGCCAAAGAACTATCCGAAGAAAGGGAGGTTTCGTTTGAAGAATTGTTTAATCCAGATTTCATGAGTGAGTACACTGAATTCAAATCATTCAAAGAGCTTCTGGAATCCGGAGGATTTAAGGTGAATTCCGTAGAGGACTTCGCAGCTATTCCGGATGATGAATTCGACGAACACATTTTAAGGACTACTAGTTTCGACAAATGGGAAGATATGCAAAAGACAGCGGAAATTAAATACTTCGAACGGAAAATTGAATTCTAGAAACTCCTTGGCTGCTTGCGAACTTACACTTCGTGAGCAGCTTTTTTCGCGAGTGATGATTCGAGTTCCAAATAAGCATCACATTTTTTCAAGTCATTACCGGAACTATCTTTGTAATCTCCTTTTTCGATGTGCTTTACTAGATTACTGAAATGATGAAGCAAGGACTTGAATTGATCCAAATCACAAATACGTATATTAGCTGCAAGGCTTGCCATTTACATTCCCTCCTTTTTCGTGACCGAGTTAAGTTTCGGTGCGGACGCCCGTCTATTTCAGATTCTTCTCAGCCCACAACCTTAATGATTCAGCATTATCCGCAATCATGTATAAGGCATCTAAAATTTGTTTGAACTTTGGTCTTTCTGCATCGCTTATCACTCCGTCAGCAGCAACGTTGATAAGCATATCTTTGATCGGAACTATATCCTGTAAAGCCGATAATGCTTTTAAGGTCAAGCGGTCCAAATCACCAGTTTCAACCGGACGTATTGTTTGCTTTCCAAGAGGACACTCCTTGGAGCAATAATGATTCGAAAGCTCTGGAGCATTATAAACGTGAGCCAGTAACAACACTTCTTCTGGATATGGAGTCAAGGTTCCGGCCTCAATTCGGCCAAGTCGTGTTCGCTCTATACCGGTGATCTCCGCTACGCCTTCGCGACTGCTAAACATTTCATTGCTCGTAATCGCGCTTATTCGAGCAATATGGAACGCATTACCTGCGCATTTAGTTGCGATTCTTGACATTTATTGCACCTTCCTTTTGTGAGATACTTTTAATAAGGGAAGTGGCGAAGAGTAAGTTGTGTCCTGTAGTCAACGCAAAGACTTGAATCCGAGGTTAGAAATATGGACCCATTGTCTTGGGTGTGGTTTTTAGCCTCCTACCACATCTTTAGGCTCGCCGCCATTTTCTGGGTGTTGGGTGTCTCGTTAACCAACTTTTTCACAACGGACATCATCCCTGCCCACGTATTCATAAAACCTAGTTGGAGAAATGTAGTAAGTCCACCTGGTGCTTAACTTAACTGCAGATCCGAATGGTAGGATTTCTCTCTGCAGTCCAATTCTTACGAATTGATCTGACTTCCCCATAATCTCGGCCGCTTCATGAACTGAGAGACTTTTTGTCCCCATCATACACACCAACCTAACTTGCTTGATTTTCTGATTCCTTGAATGTTTGCAGGGGTACGTCCAAAGCCTCGCAGATAATAAAGTATTCTTCTGCAAGCAGATTTCTTTTTCCATTCAAGATAGGGTTAAGGATATTTGTAGGAATTTTTGTTTTGGACGAAATGAAAGCTTGGCTTATCCCCTTATTCGCCATGTATTGCTTTATGCTAGTGCCTATCGTTCTATCTGCCACAGTTAATCAACCTCCCTTGTTCATGAATTATGAATTTATTACTATACTAGTTCATAATTTATGAACTGTCAACATACATATTCATATTACGTGAATATTTGTATTGAATATAAGTAAAGCTATGAAGTATAATGAGTTATTAAATTCAGAGCAAAGGAGGTATAGCGGTGGATGATATCAAGGAAATCAAGGAGAACATTGCCAGAAATCTTAAGTATTATCGTGATTTAAAAGGTCTTACGCAGCGACAGTTGGCTGCAGAGTTAGGAATTAAGCACAATACAATTTCTTCGTGGGAGAATGGGACAAATTCCATTGACGCTGCAGTACTAATGGAGATTTGCGACTTACTAGGAATTACTCTTGATGAAATGTATAGGGGCGAAAAAAGAGATAGCCCAATCAATGGGCTATCTGAAGGAGAGCAGTATGCTGTTTCATTATTTAGAAAGTTGCCAGACGAAGATCAATTAAAAATTATTGGTAGACTCGAGGTAATGACAGAAGGGTGATAGACGGTGAGAAACCCCAATGGCTTCGGAAATATTAGTAAGTTATCAGGAAAACGAAGACGACCATTCCGCGCAAGGGTCACTACAGGGTGGGAACTTGACGAAGATAAAGGTAAGCTTAAACAGCTTTACAAGCCTATCGGATACTTTAAAACGCGCCAAGAAGCCCTTCTTGCTTTAGCTGAATACCATAAAAATCCATATTCTATAGATCAAGCAATTACCTTCTCTGAGCTTTACGGAAAATGGTCGGAGGAAAAATTCAAGAAAACAAACTCAAAATCAACCATAAATGGATATAATGCCGCCTATAATCACTCTACAGACCTATATGATACGAAATTCACCGAGATCAAAAAACCACACATGCAAAGCGTAATTGACCAATGCGAGAAAGGTCACGGGACTTTAAAAAAGATCAAAGTTTTATTTAATCAGCTTTTCAAGTACGCACTTGAAAATGATATTGTAGATAAGGACTATTCGAAATTTGTCGAGATAGGAGAGAACGAATCAGAAAGCACCCGGAGGCCATTTACACAAGATGAGATTGCGTTATTAACTAATAACGTTGATAGGATGGATTTTATAGACACCACTTTGATTATGATTTATACCGGTCTACGTGTTGGCGAATTACTTTTGATAAAAACAGCAGATATCGACATTGAGAATAGGACCATGAAAGGCGGCCTCAAAACAGCAGCAGGGAAAAATCGAATCATACCTATTAATAAAAAAATCCTCCCATATATAGCTGAGAGGAAGGATAAGGGGCACGAGTTTTTAATCGTAAATCACGAAAACAAACAAATGAAGTATTGGAATTACTACGAAGAGAAATGGAAGATTATTATGGAGCAATTGGAAATGCCAGATCATCGTCCGCATGATTGTAGGCACACCTTCGCCACTCTAATGGATAATGCCGGCGCGAATAAGGTGAGTATTAAAAGAATTATGGGACACGCCAGTAATGATATCACCGACAAGGTTTACACCCATAAAGATATTGAGGAATTAAAAAAAGCAGTAGATTTGATTTAATTTTTTTGTGTCATACAGTGTGTCATACTTGTGTCATGCAACTAAAATTTTATAGGGTTTTATAGGTTCATAAAAAATAAGGAATCCCCCAACCATGCATGGTTGGGGGATCTGTAATTTCTTCACAATTAACGTTTGGAGAATTTGACACTAGCATGTAAAGCGGATTTTCGTCCAGTTTGTGTCCTGCTGGTGTATTACATACAACACCACGTAAGGTCTCTAAGCTTCTTCAGACTTCGAAAAACATCTCCCTAAACAACTTAATACCATCATGAAATCCTTGCCTATAGGCAGCGCTTAATGAGGAATTTTCAATCATTGTAGACAGTTCTTCATACCTTACAAATAGGTCCTGATCTGAAGTCATTCTTTCTCTGATGGTATTACTTAAGGATATCAACTCTCTCTCGATCTTGCTATCATTGTCACACTTCGTACCAGCAAAAACCCTTTCTTCTATTAAGTTATCCACAATTGCATTCAATAACCTTTTGGGACGAATGTATTCTTCTGTACTCATTTTTATGCTCAACTCCTAACTCTCTGCCGCAATTAGAACATCTTTTCTATATTAGAACACATGTTCTAGATTTACTTCAAGGGGTATCTTGTCGAATACTAAATAAATAATTTACTGCTACTTCCTTAAGAGTGATTGCAGATCTACGTCTAGACATTCCGCTATTATGGCTATTGTTTTTATTTTCGGGATCTCCCTTCCCTCCTCGATAGCCGCTATGTGCCCCTTGCTTAACTTCGTGACTTTAGCTAATTCCTTTTGAGTCCATCCTCTATCCTTACGGAATTCAGCGATTCTTTTGCCGACCATTCGTGTATGCCATTCCCTTGATGCTACCTATAAGCTTACATCTTGAGTCGTGTCGAATTTGGTAATTACGACTCCCGAAACAAGTGCATAGTTTACGCTAAATTTGCTAATTAATCGACACTACAATTGATATGTTATCACATATATTAGTAATTACCGTCTATTTTTCAGAGGAAATGTTCCTTGATTGCCGAAAGTAGACTTCGGTGATGAGAGAGTGTATCAACCCAAAAATAGACTTGAAGAAATAATGCACAGAAATAAAATAACACAAAGAGAGCTTTCTAGATTAACAGGCATCCCCCAGAGTGACATAAGCAAAATAATTAATGACCGGAAAGCCATTTACCTTACTACCGCTCAAAAGATAGCCAGAGCCCTCGGAAGTAAGGTTGATTACATATGGCCTTATTATTAAAATAAAAAGAAGGATTTCTGTTATTTATATGGAATATTTTACCTGTGGTGATGATATGAATAGTAGGTTGTGGGAAATCCTACGAAAACAAGGTGTTAGTCAAACTAAGCTTTCAGAAATAACAGGTATTAGGCAATCAGAAATAAGTCAAATAGTTAATGACAAAAAGCCAAATCTATCCCTTCGTATAGCGTTAAAAATCGCTAAAGCATTAAACACTAAAGTCGAATATATTTGGTATGATTGGCTCGATTAAATTGGGCCAATTTTTTTATTTTATTTTTTTAGCGTTTACGAATAATTATCGGTAATTACTAATAATATTACAACAGGTAATTTGTGACACAGACGGAACACCCTTGAGTCACAGCTAAAGCACACACGTAGCACAGGAGGTACACACATGAGCGACATAACAATTCTTAAGGCAAGACTCCGTAAGCGAGACAAAGACATTCAACAAGCTGTAAAGAGACTGAATCTTGAGGAAGGAGAAATGGCTGATATGGTCAGGGATGGAGTTCGGCTGAAGTTGGCTGAGATGGGAGCGTTAGGTAAGCTAGCAGACCCCATCACCCCAGCCGATGCACGTCTCATAGCTCATGAACTCATCCGATGCAAAACCCATCCTGCCCCAAACGTTTGATATCCCTCTGCTTCAAACGTTTTCCATCTCAAAATACAAAACGAGTGCACAAACGTTTAACACCCCGTATTCCAGCCCGTTTGCCCTATCAAACGGTGAACAAGCTAAAAACCGCATAAACACTAGCCAAAACCCCGCGAAGAAGAGAAGGGAGGAACGAAGTGACAACAGAACGACATGATCTTTACGACCACGCCATGAGGCAGTGGCGGCGCGGCAGAGAACGAGGCGGCGGTATCCCCGCCAAGATCTACGATGTCATAGTCCACGTCTACGGAGAGGATTACCGTCCCCTCATCATCGAGAAGAGACTCGACGAACCCAAGGAGCCTAAATCTAAATCGGAGGCCCCTAAGAGCCTGAAGGAGATCATAAGCCGAATCAAGTCCATGGATGACCACTCTGACGAAACATGGTTCTTTGTGATCAACCTCCCGCCTGGACACAACTTCGAGAAGTTCAAGTCCTTAGAGCAGACCTTTGCTGATGCTTTAGGTGAGGATGGCACCTGTCAGATCGAAGCCCACGGAATGGCGGTGCATATGACAGTTAGTAACGTGGACCGCAAGAAGTCCTATCCCTACGAGTTCGACCCCTCCCCCTATATCAAGAAAGGTATGCTACTCCCCTTCCCTGTGGGCTACTCCATTAACGGACTTGTCGTCAAGGATCTTGCCGAAATGCTCACACTCCTCATCGTTGGCATGATGGGCAGCGGGAAGTCAAACATCGAACACGTAATCCTCTATACCCTTCTGAGTATGAACCGCATTGACCAACAGCCTCGTGTAATACCCGTTATGCTGGATCCTAAACTAGGTGAGTTTCAGTATCTCGAAAAGCATGGACTTTTGTGGGCAAAAAAACCCCATCACATCGAAAAACTCCTGCAGTGGGTTAACGACGAGAACGACCGTAGGGCTCCGATTGTTAATTCAACCGGCGCAAGAAACTTTCCGGAGTTCCTTCAGATCGGGCACAAGATGCCGGCAATCGTTCTGTGTTGCGATGAGATGGGAGAGTTAACAAAGGATGCCTATAACTCCTATCATCGGCTTCTCCATGTTGGCAGATCTCAGGGAATATTTACTGTCGGAGCAATCCAACGCCCTAGTTCCGGTGCGCTCGGTAAGATCGGTTCATTCCCTGAGTTGAAAGCTATGTTTGACGCTAATCTCGTTTACCGGGTTAAGGATACCGTGAACTCCAACATGATTTTAGGCAATAGCAAAGCAGCCTTCATACCAAAGAAGGCTAAGGGCCGAGCAATATTCGACTGGGATGAAGAGATAGAGGTTCAGTCTATGTATTTCCCTTCTGTTGTTTCCGATCCCGACCGTTACCACGAACTCCTTTCCAGACTCCCCCAGTTCGCTATGCCATACGAAGATATTCAAGGCGAGGTGCATGACTATGAGCAACACAAGTCAAGCAAGTCACGTAAAGGGCTACTCCCGAGATTTACGGGTTCTAGCTCACCTAGAGCGCTGCAACTGCTTGAACACGGATCAAATCCATTTGCTTGAGTTCGCTGGATTATCTGTGGAAATGGTCCATCGTTGCACTAGGAGGCTAGTTAAGAAAAAACGTATTAAGCGCGGAAATCGTATATCGTTTTCCGAGAAGGATTACTTTTGGTTAGTTGACGAGAAGGCCCCAAGAAACGTCGAGCACACCATTGGGAAGAGTTGGATCTATACCTTTATGACCATTAGGGCCAGGGAGAGCAAGTTCCATCTAACCTTCCAGAACGAACCAAAGGAATTTCTCCCCATCGTCCAACCGGATCAATTTATCACGTTCAAAACTCCCGAACTAAAACCTTTCTTTTGTGAATTTAATCGGCACGAATCCGGTAATGAGTTCAAGAAGATTAAGCAATACAATGATCTGGCAAAAAAACTTATTCAGGAGAAATCCCAAGGGGCCCGTCCTCATTGGTGGATTGACTTGAATAAGGAGCAGAATTTTACCATCCTCATTGTGACAGATGGACCAACTGACATCATTCAGAAAATCGTTAAGAATGATCGGGCCTATTCGTACCTCGTCGAAGTCCTAACCCTAGATGAAGTCAAGAAGTTTTGTTTCAACGTACACAACGCGAAAAAGGGGGAATCGCAATGTTCCCAGGAATCTCAGCGGCAGCCCCAATCCTCTCAATACTCGGGATTGCGGTTGGTCTCCAAGTTATAAAGCTGGGTCTTAAAGTTTTCGGGAAGTCTGAGTGGATTTATTACGCTGAAACCCTTGCGCTAATTTCTGTTTCTGGAATGGTCCTTGCCGCTTCTATCGGTTTTCTTAAGCAGATTGGCGATGTGTTCAAATGATCGCTGATTTTGTTAGGCTAAGTGCCTTGTATCTGGTTGTTTATTTATACGTTCGTCATTCTGCCGGCAAAGATATGGCGATGCTCGTTAAGTGGTTAGGTGTCGTTAGTCTTGGGTTGATGGTCCTGTCTGGGGTAGCCGCACCATTTAAACAACTCAGTAACGATATTCATGTAGCCGCTCAGACCTATAGCCAAGGACGGGATAAGGTTAATGATTTACTCGGCGAAAGCAAAGGGGTCCAGAAGCAAATCGGAGATGCCGTTTCCCCGGCCGGGAGCGTAGGATATCAGGGGATTTGGGAGAGATTAACCGGCAATGCGAAGTTTGATTGGCCGGTGAAGGGAAAAGTTACCCAAGGCTACAACGAGAACAATCACGGACTGGACATTGCTGGGAAGATAGGCGATCCGATTAGGGTTAGTCGTCCCGGAACGGTGGAGAAAGTTGCTGAAGATAGTACTTATGGGCTGTACATCATCATCGATCATGGCAATAATTACGGAACGCTTTACGCCCACTGCTCAAAGGTATTAGTACCGGAGGGAAAGATGATTCTAGGCGGTGACAAGATTGCTGAGATCGGGACTACCGGGAATTCAACAGGTCCTCACCTGCATTTTGAGATTAGGATTGGAGGGAAGGCTGTTGACCCCAAAGATTTTATGAAGTGAGGTGTTTCGCGTGAAAAAACCAATTGTCGGGGTGATTAAGAGTAGGATTACTGCCGAAATATGGTATTGGAAGATGATTGTAATGTTTGCCAAGTTGAATACTCTTTTGAGGATTTCCCCACCAGATAGGGAAACTATAGAGAAACTTCTGAAATCCCTAGAAGAATTAAAGGCAAAATTGGAGGTTGATTAATATGATCTTAGTCCTGCGCAAGTCTACTGTTCGTCGTACACTCGCCATTGCCACGCTGATGATTCTAGTTGGCATCTCCCTATCAAACCCCTTCATGGCACAAGCAACAACCCCTAGCGCCTATCTGAACACTTCCCCATTCGCGTTTTATCTCTATCCAATGCCACAAAATAACCCCATCTCCCTCAACGGAATGTTCTGGTCAGAGGATCATCCAGCACTGGGTTACGCACCATTATCAACATGGGAAAGGATAGCCAAAGGAAAACAAATAGCCATCGGTATACCACGAACAATGGATGCAAGTAGGTTGGATAACGTTGGTAATAAGATAGGTAACTACTTGAAGAATAAGATCAAAGGCCAACTCAATAACGGTAGATACGACAAAGATGTTTTTAAATACAAACGGACGATTGACCCGGATCACGGGGTGACGGATGAAATCACAGTTGAGATCGGGAGACATTTTAGGGATAACCGCAACTTTGAGGACTTTGCCGGGACTGTGAAGAATCATTTGGTCACGGACGTTGATATCGAATCGGTTGTTAATCCGAGGGATGAGGTCCCTGCACCTGCCCCCACTCCGGAAGCCGCAAAGGCAGTTGGGAACACACTCATACTCGGAGGAGTTGCGCTGATGTTGTTGAAGCTCTTGCCGTTGCTGGCGTTGTGACCGTTGCAAAACTTAGCGTAAAACAATTAATCCTGTCGAGTTGCAGGAATAGCCCGGCTTATAAGGAAGAGATATAATTGTATGCGAAGATTAGGAGAGTGTGTTAAATGGCAAAGAAAGAGAAGCAACAAAAACCGATAGACGCATTTAAGATTTATTTAAATCAGTTAGGAATCTTTCCGGCGCTTGTCACGAATGTTCAAGGTAAGTCAAATTCATATTTAGTCTTTTCGGCTACGGGATTTGAGCAGTACGATTTTAAGAACGGGTCTGCCAGTAAGTTGTCCGAAGATAAGTGGGAGAACTGGACAAGTGCAACCGTTGACCATTTGTTTACTCAGTCAGTATTTATGCTAAAAAGCGATACCAGGACTTATGAATTAAAGGTAAACCAAAAAGGCAAAGAAGTTGCTTCTTTAATTACAGCAAATACCAATATACGCTTAGAGGAAATTCCTCGAAAATGGTGGAATAAAATCTTAGGTTTTCGGTCGAAGACTAAGTGGAAAATGGCTGTAGCTATCGTGGGCTATCTAGTTATATTTGGCGCGATCGGAAATATCGTCGGAGGAGAAGATGCCACATCGCCAAAGACAGCTTCACAACCAGGGAAGACCGCTGAGCAGATAGCTCGCGAAAAAGCTGAGGCAGCTAAGATTACAGACTCAGATAAGGCGTTATTGATTATGAGCCAATACAAATTATTTACTGAAGATGAATTAAAGCATTTCGCCGAAATTGAAGACAAATATTTCAACCATCTAAAAGATTCCGAGAAAGCTGAGGTAAAGGAGGATTTTGAAAGACTATATACCCAAAAGCAATACCAGACATGGGTTAAGGGGCAATTTAGCGTTTGGGATGGATCGCATACCCATCTGGTAGATTTACTCAAAAAGAACCTGAACGACCCAAAGAGCTTCGATCACGAAAAAACGACATACTCGGATAAAGGCGACCACTTAATCGTTAAGATGACATACAGGGCTAAAAATGCCTTCGGGGCATTAATCCTTCAAAACGTTACGGCTAAATCAGATTATAAGACCGATACGATTAGCGTAATATCGCAAAATGATTAACCACTATTGAAAGGAATGATCCCATGCACGACGCATTCCTTCTCCCTAACACTCTTCTCTTCCTCTGCCTATGGTTCCTGTCCCTCATTCTCCTCTACTACCTAATCAAGATGGCTGTCAGGAATGGTGTACGACAGGCAAATTCGGAGTTGATCGAGTCGGTGAGGGAGATTGAAAAGTCGGTCTACGAAATAAAGATCGGGATAAACAAAAAGGAGAGCGGCTAAGCTCTCCTTTTACAACACCTTATCGCACTGGGTTTAATCCCCGGTGTCTTTTTATGCTCTTGCAACTAACAAATATTGGCGCTATAATAATAGTATACAAAAAGTTTACAAGTTTACCTAAGTAAACACCGCTTATATCAAGGGTAAAAAGTATACCTATCTTGGAGGAGGTTTTAAATCATGTCGGATGAAAAGGAAATTAAGGCAGTCCCGCCTACATACTCGGTAAAAACCACAAGTGACATTACTGAATCTGTGGGCGAGCTATTAAAAGTAACTGGCCTTAGCCAAAAAGAACTATTCGCGGCCATGGTTACACAATTCAAAACGAATTTATTAGCCAGTAGCGACACTGAGCAAACCGAGGATATGCAGCAGCTTCGTTACCACCTATCCCATGCCGAATCAATCTTTACAAACATGGTCCAGAAACTTCATGACCTGAAGGAAAACTTCACAGAAAGCATCGATCAAGAAAAACGAGTGCATCAAGGAATTGTCGACCAGGTAGATAAGAGTCGTCTTCATGCTGAAGTTGAGCGCGACAAAGCTCGGTTGGATTTGGCCGAAATTCAGGATCAGCTCAAAGAGCTTTCTGAGAGAAATAGCGAGCTTGAAGCCGTTAATAAATCTAATCGTATAACTATCGAGCTACTAACAAATCAAAACGAAACCTTGGAGGCGCGGATCGGGACCGTGGCTGAAATGGAAGCTGAAGTACAAGAGCTTAGGGCGCAGCGCAAAGAGTCTCGGCGCCAAATCGAAAAACTCATTACAGAATCATCTCAACATCTCCATGTGATCGAAATCAAAGAGCAAGCTATTACAACCAGAGAAAAGACTCATGCCGGCGAATTGGCCTCTATGCAAAAAATGGCTGACCTGCAGATTCATGCGGCAGGGATCGATGCCAATAATCGTGTGCTCGAATCAACAGCTAAACTTAAAGACGAATATACGGTCAAAATCGATACTCTCCAAGATCGGATTCAGACTTTGACCGCAAGGATTCACGAGTTCGAACTTGGTAAAACACGGACGAAGGTGTGAAATTATTGGTCCCTGACGAAAGTGGGGGCTTTTTTTATTCGTAAATTATTACGAAAATACCCCTGTTTATCCCTTGACGCATAACGTAACGTGCTGTATAATTAATTAAGATCAAGAGTTGAGAGCGAGGGAATGAAATGGAACTAAATAAAAATGATCTAAAAACAGTCCTGGACCTACTGAATGATAAACTTGATACAATCAACAATGAGGTTGCATTAATGGGACGCGAAAAATTTGACAGCATGCTGATGGAGAAAAGTAAATTAAGCATACTTAGAGAAAAGGTACTGAGTGGATTACAGCCAGTAGCAATCGAGGAAGAATGGTCGATGTTTGGAGTTTAGGAATTAGGCCAGCCGGGCCAATCCGGCGAAAGGGCGTTACGAAATGGAAAAAATTGAAATCGGTAAATGGGAGCTAGGGCCAGAAATAGTGGTCAGGACATCTATGGGATCACCTACTGTCTATATTCGGAATTGGGATGGGGAGCACTATTCGATATGTGAGCCTGATTCAGAACAGGCTAAAAATTCGCCGAAATGGATGATTCCTGAAGCGAAGAAGCTTCAGGAGATGATTAACGAGACATTGTATCCTGAAATTTCCTAGCCCGCTAGGCCCAGTCCTGTGCAAGCCAGGACCACCCGAAAGGGTGCGGCGCTCAAGGGTTATAGGCCCAGAAATAAGGAGGATGAAGCCATGAACCTAATAGAACTAACCAGCGAAGCGTTTGAAGCAGTAAAAAACTTTAAGTTCGGCCACGGTCGTTACGCAGTTGTCGTAACCGGAGAATATCCTTTCGGTGAATTCTCTATTGAGATCCGTATTAAGGATAATGAGATTAGTCAAGTGTGGGCAAGTAAGCGAGTAGCGCCTGATCATGGTTCTAGCTTTAAGGTTACACCTGCGCCTCACATGACGATTAGCGATCAGATGTTGCAAGTTGACGTATTTTTTAACCAGATCGTGAACGAGGGAAATTATGATCACGTCGAGGTATATGCAAAGCCAAGCGATATGGAAGAGATCTATCGTAAAAAGTTTTGGATGTCCGAAATACTAAAATTCAAGTCGATCCCTGAGCTCGTAGAGTTAGGCAAAGAAGGACGCGAAGCATTTGCTCAGTATCTCAAGTCAGTTGACAAGATCGTTGGCGAAGGTAATGAATATCATCCCGACTGGATGGATTCCATCTTCGACGCGTGCGATGAGCTAGGATGGGACGCTGACAAGTTTGTGGCTTGGATGTGGGGCAGTGGCTAACTACACCGTCACCCGCTCCTGCGGCCACGAGGAAACCGTGGCCCTGATCGGGAAAACTAAGGACTGCGAATGGAAATTAGAACACATCGAAGCCGACAAGCTCTGCTCCGAATGCTACCAAGTCGATCTGCAACGCCGTCGCAAAGAGGCGAACCGAGAAGCTGCCGAAGCCGCGAAGGATAACAATCTCCCTGCACTAACCGGCACAGAGAAGCAGATTCCGTGGGCCGAATCAATCAGGATAGAACTGCTTTCATACATGGATTCGGTTGCGGCAGATAAGCGATTAGGGCACATTGATACCCAAGCCAATATGCGGGATGCGATCGAACACATCAAGGCGGGAAAAACAAGAGCCCACTGGTGGATAGATCGACGGTTTTTAGTTAGGGACTCACTAGGGGTCATGAAGCTTTTAAACGCAGAATTAGAAACGATCAAGCATGAAGAGATTATGCCGCCTAAGGAAGTTGTCAAGGATATTCTTGCGGAAGCCACCGTCCGGCCGGAGAATCCGAAAACTGAGACTGTCGCAGAAATACGCATCCTTGACGATCTGCTAGAAATAAGATTCCCCGAGAAACGAGATAGTTTCCGCGAACTTGTGAAAAAAGAACTAAACATGGTATGGTCCGAAGGATCATGGAAACGAAGAATAAGGATGAAGAATGGCACCATTGAGGACCGCGCTGCTGAAGCCGGAAACAAACTCCTATACGCAGGGTTCTCCATCCGGATCTTCGACGCTGAGATCCGCGAGAGAGCAATTAACGCCGACTACAAACCAGAATGTACACGGTGGATATCTCGTGTAGTAGAGGGTAAATACTTCGGATGGTTCGTTATTTCGTGGTCGCGAGACGAAAATCTGTATCGACGAGCTAAATCCATCACTGGTGCAAAATACGATAAGCCGAATGTAGTCGTTTCGCCTGAGCACTTCGCGGAGGTGCTAGACTTTGCGGAGATGTATAAGTTTGAGATTTCGAGCGGAGCTAGGGATGTTATCACAAGAGCAGAGGAGGTGCGTAATAACTCGATTATCGGCATCGCCATGGAGCCGAAAGAAAAGGATTATGCCGTTGTAACAAGCAGGGCTCCAGTGCTAGAAATACCTGACGATACGGAGGTGTTGGATGAATTTAAAGACTAACCTTCTCCCCCACCAAGTACCGGCTGTAGAAAAAATGGTTCCCACTACCATAGGCGGACTCTTCATGGACATGGGGACAGGGAAAACGAGAACAACCTTCGAAATTGTTTACCGTCGCCAACATAAGATAGACAAGGTTGTTTACTTTTGTCCAGTATCACTCAAAGAAACCGTGCGGCAAGAGATACTCAAGCACACCGACTGCACCGATGCCGATATCTACGTTTTTGGGAGCAAGACGCGGGAGCGATCAATACCGAAGGCGTTGTGGTATATTATCGGCATCGAGTCGATGAGTAGTAGTACACGCATGGTCTTGGCTGCGAATAAGCTAATCACGGCTAAAACGTTCGTTATCTTGGACGAATCGAGCTATATTAAGGGCCACGACTCAAAGCGCACGACACGGATCACGGCCATGAGCGCGCGCTCAAGGTATCGCCTAATTCTAACCGGCACTCCCCTCTCCCAAGGTGTTGTAGACCTTTACGCACAGATGCGTTTTCTCTCGCCCAAGATCCTCGGGTATAACTCCTTCTACAGTTTTGCTGCCAACCACCTTGAGTATTCCGAGAAGTTCCCGGGTCGGATTGTGAGGAGCCACAACACCGCATACCTAGCCGCTAAAACTAAGCCGTATGTCTACCAAATTACAAAAGAGGAATGTCTTGATCTCCCTAAAAAACTCTACGAAACACGATATTTCCATATGACTGATAAACAAGCTCACGAATACCACTTAGCCAAAGAGAAATTCCTAGCCGAATTGGACCGCGAAGATTTTAACTCGACTTCTATCTTCCGCATGTTTACGGCCCTGCAGGAGATCGTATGTGGATTCTGGAATTACCGCGTTAAGGGCAAAATGAAGTTATTCGAGTTCCGACATTACCGGATGGAGACATTTATGGATGCGGTTGCGGATATCCCTGAGGGCAAGAAGATCATTGTCTGGGCCAAGTTTATGTATGATATACGCGGGATAGTAAAAGCTCTGTCTGATAAGTACGGCGAGGATTCTGTTTCACAATTCCATGGAGGGATCAAGGAAAAGGACCGTCCCGCACAAGTTGGACTATTCCGAGGACCAGCGCGGTTCTTTGTGTCAACCCCGAGCTGTGGCGGCCACGGCCTAACCTTGAATGAGTCGCACTTTGTCATATTTTACAACAACGGGTTTAAGTACTCTGAACGTTTACAGGCCGAGGACCGGGACCACCGCATAGGCCAGGAGCATGACGTAACTTACATCGATATTTATTGTTCCGGAAGTATTGACGATAGGATCAATAAAGCGTTGTCTAACAAGGAGAATGCCGCCGCATCGTTTCGCCAGGAGGTGGAGAAGTCTCAAGGTGATAAAAACAAACTTAGGGAGTTGATTAAGGGTTTATGATCAGAATAGGCCTAAACAGCCGTGAGAAACAAAAGGAAATCGACGCATATCTGCAAGCAACCGACATCAAAAAAGTCTATTGTTTCTACTTCAAGAAGTTTCCGGTCAAGTACAGCGTACCAATCGACATCGAGTACATCGAGTACGCAGACATCGAAATGTATAAGTTCTTCTACCGACTTCTTGAAGAGATAGATAATACATGCCTTATCATTATGGATGGCTGCATGCGGACCGCGAACCGAAGTGAGTTGATCTACAACTGTGCTCACCACTATCTTAACCAGACTCCACATAAGATTATCTTTGAGTTCTTCCCGATCATCTCCGATAAGAACGATTTCATGATCTTATTGGACTTTGATAATAAAGGCAAATACAAAGGGAAGTCCTTTGATTATGTATTTTTGCAAGCTGAGGATATTAAGATTAAGCCCTTCCGCGTCAAGATCGAAACAATCAACGTTGAGATCACTGACAAAAATAAGGAGCAATACGCGAAAAAACGGGACCAACTCTTCGATAATTTGGGTAATAAGGACCCAGATACTATACCGAGGTCCCTGCAACTATTCGCTGGTGATCTTAAGAAATGTGCAATTATCCCTGAGGAGTTATACGTCGCAAGAAACAAGCGATTCAAGCTAGATAACGTCAAAACCTATGACGAAATAGATAAACAAGGAAAATACATTGTTATTGACACTCACTATCGGCGACTAAGTTTTAACGATTTTATTAAAACGACTGGCATGGCCAAGATCAAATATCTAAGCACCACCCTACCTATCGACACCGTGATTGTTAACGAGTTTGTAACGTGGAAAGCGAGGTTGGATTCAATCTATGCTCAAGCAAGTTTATATAAATAAGTCGGTACTGGTCTCGGCAAAGGAGAGGATGTCGTACATTTTTGACGAGTTCGAGAACATTGTTGTATCGATAAGTGGCGGCAAGGATAGCACGGTCTTGGTTCATTTAGCGCTCTTGGAGGCTAATAAACGCGGAAGAAAGATCGGCATATTCTTTCTGGATGAAGAGGTGGTATACGACAGCACAATTAAGCAGATTGAGTACCTCATGAAACTGTATCCTGAGAACACTATCCCGCTATGGCTACAGATCGAATTTAAGCTCACCAACGCCACGAGTCTAACGGAAGGCCAACTCATATGCTGGGAAGCTGGCAAACACAAATTGTGGATGCGTAGTAAGAAAACCGGTTCCATTCAGCACAAACCATGGCCCATAGAAACGGAAACCGTCAGGGATAAAAACAAAGGATTTGGGTTTTATGATGCGTTAGAAAACTTTCAGAACTCCCGCGAAAATACAGCCTTTCTCGTTGGCCTACGCGCCACGGAAAGCCCCAACCGGTGGCGAGCTGTCGCTAAGAATCCCGGGTACCAAAATACTTTCTGGTGCACTAAGATGAAACGCGGAAGCGTTGCCTTCTATCCTCTCTATGATTGGAATTTCCATGATATATGGAAATATATCTATGATACAAAATTGAAGTATTCGAAAATCTATGACTATATGTACAAAAAGGGCATGGGGATACAGGAAATCCGCGTATCTAGTTTAATCCACGAGAAGTCCTTCAAGGCGCTGGTTGAGTTGCCGGAGTTTGAACCTAGTACTTATAATCGGTTGCTCAAAAGGGTTAAGGGTATCAGTATTGGCAATCTGTACGGCAAAGATTCTAAGATGCTAAGAGTTCAAAAACTGCCGAAGAATTACAAGACGTGGATAGAATACAGAGACTTCCTGCTTGAAACCTACCCGGACGAAACCAAGAAAGATATCTTCGTAAAGCGTTTCGGAAAACACCTCACGAATCCCCATGTTGCTCGCCAGCAGTGCCGTCAGTTAGTTCTGAACGACTACGAGAACAATCTCCCTATCGATAACAAGCCAGATCCCAGGGAGGCCACTATTAAGAAATGGAGGGAATTACTGTGAGAAGAATAGCTACTAAATACGGAGTCTACGAAATACCAGACTTTCCGAAAATAAAAACAAAGAAAGGCGATATATCATTCCCTGTTATGTGCCCTATCATCGTGCCGAGAGATCTCGTTCAGGCTAATAACTACAATCCAAACAGCGTGCCAAGAAACAACATGGAACTTTTAGAAACATCCATCTTGAGTAATGGAGTTTGTTTCGGGATCGTTACAGCATGGGATGATGATTTGGAAAAGTTCGTTATTATAGACGGTTTCCATAGAGACAGCATTCTGGAAATATGGTTAGATGCAGAAGAAATTCCAATCATTGTCCTAGACCTTACCCCAGCACAACGCATGGAGGCCACCGTCCAATTTAACCGAGCCCGGGGAGTGCATCAGGTGGAACTCATGGGTGATCTAGTGCAGGCCTTAATTGAGCAAGGTGTTCCTGACGAAGAGGTAGCACAAAAGCTAGGCATGGAAATCGAGGAAGTATTCAGGCTCAAGCAGATTACAGGCATTGCTGAGCTATTCAAAAAACAGATCTACTCAAAGTCTTGGGAAATGACTGAGGTGGATGAAGTTGGTTAAGTGGAACTATGGAGATGCTTACCTTCGTCACCCCATTAGTGATGGTCAATTCGCTATTTTCGACGACGGAAGCACCGTTAAGGTTCACAATATATTCGATCCCCTCCCGGGCATTATGTGGCCTGCTGATTTAATTTTCGTAGACCCACCGTGGAACCTTGGTAACCTGAATACATTCTACACAAAAGCGGAACGACAGGATTATCAAGACAGCTTTACAACGTTTTATAAAAGACTCTTTGAGTGCATCGCTGAAATAAACCCGGTAGTCTGTTATGTTGAAGTTGGGAAAGAGTATTTAAGCGAGTTTATACAGGAAATGAAGACTATTTATAAGCACGTTACATTTTATAACAGCACTTATTATCATAAAAAGGAAAATCTATGCTACGTTATTAGAGGCAGCGCAAAGCGTAAAAAGCTCCCGCTTGACTATATGGACGAGGAGGACATTATCGAGTGGGTTTGCAAGAATGAGGATTATATCTGTATTGGTGACCTTTGTATGGGGCGCGGATTAGTTGGAATAAACGCCCAAAAGAATGGTAAGAAGTTTGTTGGAACTGAGTTGAATCACAAAAGGCTATCCGTAATGCTTGAAAAAATATCAAAGAACGGTTTGAGTTATAGAGTTTTTAGGAGGTAATATATATATGATTGAGCTAAATTACATCGAAATCCAAGCCTTCCGAAAAATCGGCTACGGTTGTCTCCCTACTTTCGCATCTGCGGACGGCGTAAACTGGCAAACAGACCTTCTGGTCCGCCTATCCACCAAGGAGATCAAATCCCGAGAAATGAAAACGGCCAAGATCGAAATAAGCGTCGAATTACACTCAATCAACGGATTCCCCCTCATCCGGATGCCGATCACGATCCATGACTATCCAGGAGATCCATGCAAGATGGAAGTGTTTTTTAATCTCACTCGCGAGGACCATGTTAAGTGTATTTCTTCTCTTGCGTCTCAGGAAACCATAAACCTGCACCTGTTCGGGGATAATCTGGAATATTCGCATAGCAAGCCAATTACATGGTATCTACAGAAAGACGTGGTCAATATGCTGGTTAAGGCAGCTCCGATGGCTAAAGATAAGGTTGATTCCGATTTCGAACGTGCAAAAATAATATTCATGAAGGAGAATAATCTATAATGGCACAAGGCAAAGTAGTACTTAGATTCGATGTATTCCCGGAAGAAAAAGAATCCTTTGAAAAAGTATGCAAGGAACTCGGAATTACTAAGATTGAGTTCTTAAGGAGAGCTAAGGCACTTGCTGAAGCCAAACCTGATTTATTTAAGGAAAGTAACTGATAAAACGCAAAAAAGCCCCGAGTCATTACGACCCGGGGCTTTATCATGTCTATTTAATAACTTTAACTATCCTGGCCTTCGCCCTAATACGCCCATAGGCCGCTACTAATCCGCCGATAGCACTTGCTCCAACGACAAGATATTCAACGACTTCTTTCTGTGTGTTCGAGTCAATGTCAATGCCAAATATCCCAGCTAGTGCGGCTAGGACCGTAACAATTGCACCCCATAGGGTGAGGGATTTATACCATACTTTTTCTTCCTGCATTTAAATCATTCCTTTCATATTGACAAGCGCTTGCCGATTTACTATTTAAACGTAAAATATTCCAAAAAATATTCCCTTTTTTCGGTTAAAAATATTCCGAAATGCATTCACTTGATTTAAAAAGCCAAATCAACCACTTCGCTTGAACAGATAGACTCTTCATTTTTGGCATATTATTCGGCATATTTAGCATGAATTCTGACAACCACCCTGTCCCTTGTGGTGCTTGAGTTGCGGGGCATCAAGTATCTTTGCTTTTTATCCCCAAATCATCAAGTATGGGCATTACCCTAAATATTTACCGACTGCGTAGCTAATTTAATCTACCTCTGGCAATTCCACCGTCTGACCTGCAAGTACATGGGTGCAATCTCCGAGGAATTGAATCTTTCCGTCTGTGACAAAACTATGGCAAACCGTCCGTATTGGTTCGATGTGCTCTCCTCGCAGGATTCTTTCGGCCTCTTCGTCGCTGATCGGCTTTGTGCCCCGCACTAATATTGAAGGTGTAATAGTTGGCGCTTCTTGGTTTCCGTTCCATCCCCAGCCACTAGGAATATTTACTTTAACAGCGTGGTACTCGTTACATCCTGGGCACCAAATCCATAGCAGATTGTATTCTTGAGCACCGTCTTTGCATGGCCTAAGTTTTGCTTTAGGCATGTTAGACCTCCTTCCTACCTCAAATACTTCCCAACCGCCTCAGCCGTGTCGAACTTCGTCTCCCCAGAGAGAAGCACTTCGTTCGGGTGCTTGGTCGTGGCCCCGCCAACTATGATTAGCTGCTTGGCCCTCATAGCCTCGGCAGGAACAGATCGACCCTCACCACGCACAAACACCGCACAGTTGCCATTCTTGGCAGCTACGTCAGCCCCCGCCCAGAAATCCTCCTTGGTGTTTAGTAAAACCGCTACATCTAATCCCACGCCTATTACCCCCTCTATCCGCTCTACATAAGGCACTCCTGAACCCCGGCTAAACCCCCTGCATAACGCCGAAGCTACAATCTCATCCCAAGTATCCTGCTTCATCAGCGCTTCTTCCTCCGGATTGGAAATAAAGCCGATCTCCACCAAAACCGCAGGATAACCCTTTGTCTCCCTAAGTACGTGCAGGTTGGAAAACTTCACCCCTCGATCAGCGAGTCCGGTGGCTGCCACTAACTCCTTTTGGATCTCCCGGGCTATCTTCTCGCCCATCCCACCAGGCCCGAGCGCTATGGTTTCAACCCCATGCGCACCCGGATCAGCGAAGGAGTTGGCGTGGATCGAGAGGAAGGCATTTGGTTTGTAAGTGTTCGATTGGTCGGTGACATCGTCTAGGTCACCATCTTGAATGGCGAGTATATCCCAGCCGTTGGATTTCAGCTTTGCAACTACCTTCTCGCCAACCTCACGGTTCTCGGTAGCCTCTTGGTATCCCGTTGGTCCGACCGCTCCCGGATCATACCCAACGTCTTTTCGCCCATGACCGTAATTAATTACCGCTTTCATTTCGTTTCATCCCCTTTCTCTTGTAATTGAGTCAACACCTTGGTAATACCGGGCGGTAGCGGCACCCCGAGAATACCCAAGTTCTCCGTCACCGAAATGCCTTCCCTAGACACATAAAAGTAAATTGCCAGCGTCCGGAGAATCGGTGCAGAGTTGCCGACCATCTGATCAAGTTGAACGGCAATGCCTAACACAACAAGGATTCCGGCCTTTCGAAGTCCTCCCCAGTACATTACCTCGCTGTTTACTTTGTGATCCTTGACTGCGCCCAAGAATCCAGTTGCATAGTCGACGATCATGAGGCCAATTAAAACCCTCAGTGCGGCATCCCATCCTCCAAGACATGCACTTATAATTGTTCCCACTGCCGCGATAAAGGTGTTTAGAGTTAACTCTTTTGCGTTCATCTTTCGCCATCCTTTCGTTGCTACCCATAAAAAATGAAGAACGCCAGGGCTCAAGCCTCGGCGTTCTTTTCCACGTACTCCTTAAGAATAGTTATCACAAGATTGTTAAAACTTCTGTTCTGCCTCTTCGCTATTTCTTCCAATTCCTTCTTCATATCCTTTTCTATGATCAGGTTTGACCTAACCTTATCTTTCCCTATACTCAAAATAATCACCTCAAAGTTATTATACCATAGCTCAAAAGTATTGCAATGGTTACGTAACTATGTTATAATAACTTAAGATCAAATTTAAGGAGGGAAACAAGCATGACCAACGAAAAAATAGTCCACAAGGTTCACTTACTCTTAAATAAAGCCGCTAATAACCCAAGTGAAGAAGAGGCTCAATCCTGCATCCTCATGGCCCAAAAACTTATGATTGAAAATGGAATTTCTCAATCTGAGGTTGATGCACAAGGAGATAATATTCGCGTTAAAAACGTTGTCAGAATGAAGACGGACTACGAGCGACTAGCTTGGTGGAAGAAAGGAATTGCCCGAGTAATTGCAGAGAATTTTAGATGCCACAATTATACCAACACGCGAAATGGAAATTCATGCATTGTTTTCCTCGGGCTAGATCAAGATGTCGATTTGGCAAAAATAACATTCGAGTTCGCATGCGATTCTATTAAATATGGTGTGAAGCAATTTTCTAAGGAAAGAAAATCTAAGGGTATGAGCACCGATGCAGGATTACGAAACGACTATATGGGTGGTTGGATTCAAGGTTTACGCGATAGGTTTAAGCAACAAATAGTTGAGAGTAATTGGGGCTTAGTCCTAGTTAAGGATGCCCTAGTAATACAAGAATACGAAAATATGAAACTAAAAAAAGGTAGCCATTCAAGCATAGCTAGTTCCGGAAGTTCTTCCGCTCGTTCGACTGGTTACAAGGACGGAAAAAGCTTCAGTTCTCCAAATGGAAGAATTAGTTCTTAATAAACCGCCAGCCGGGGCCAATACCGGCGGAAAGGAGTGATAACCATGTTTGCAAACCTAACTAAAAAGCAGCTAATCGAATTACTAATCTCTATCAAGAGCGATGTTGAATTTATTGAAGAATGCGCAGTTGAAACCAAGAGCGACTACGAAAGGACCGGGGATGAATGGCGACAAGGCCGAGCTTCCGCGTATGAGCAGTCGGCCAAATGGATCAACGAGAAATTTGACAAATACGCAAAGGTAAGCACCCGTCCATAGCCTGGCAGCCGAACGAGTGCTCATAGAAGGACACCGGAGCGCCTTACGTTTATTATTGTAAGTGATCGCTCCGGGTTAGACAAGAGGAGTAGAAGATATGGCTCAAATACTTAGCTCGACCGCCGAGATCCTGCTGGAGCAGATAATGTGCGCCATTAACTCACTTTGCCCAAAAGTGGACAAGCTTCAACTCCAGCAGACTATAATCATGATCCTGTCCCAGTACGACATCAAACCTGCCTTGATTCCTAACGGCCATCCCGATCTAGCGGCTAAGATAAAGCTGTTCTTGGCTGGGAAACGTCTCGAAGGTCTAAGCCCTTTAACCCTAGATAGCTACACATTGGAACTCCGGATATTCTCCGAACACGTCTCGAAGGCCACTGATGAAGTAACCACATCTGATATCCGTCTTTATCTCGGAGAATTTGACTACCTTAAAACCTCGTCAATATCCAAGAAATTGTCTGTTCTGAAATCAATGTTCGGATGGTTGGCAGCAGAGAAAATAATTCCCAACGACGTAACCAAGCAGATCAAACCACCAAAAAAGGAGCAAAGAACCCCGAAGGCCTTGACTATCGAGGAACTGGAGATGATCCGCGAGGCTTGCGTAACCCCGCGCGAACGCGCAATGATTGAAGTCTATTACGCGACAGGCGCCCGTCTCACTGAAGTACAACAACTAAATCGCCAAGATATTGACTATCAGGCAATGTCAGTTCAAGTGGTCGGTAAGGGCAATAAAGAACGAACAGTCTACTTCTCATTCAAGGCCATGTACCACTTGCAGAAATACTTAAAGAAGCGTTCCGACACTGTGGACGCGCTATTCGTAACCGTGCGCAAACCATACAGGAGACTATCGACCAAGGGCATCCAACGCGAGGTCAAAATCATTGCCGGCCGCTCAGAGGTCAAGAAAAACGTGCATCCGCATATATTTCGCCATACTTTCGCGACGCTCATGTTAAACAACGGAGCGGATCTAGTCGCGGTCCAGGGATTACTCGGGCACGTGGATCCGGCTACAACGCTAATTTACTCTGTCCTGTCCGACGAAAAAAGAAAACAGTCGCATAAGCAATACTTGGTTCAATAACGCCTTTTGGGGCGTTTCTTTTTATTTACAGGGTTTTCCTCCTTTGTGTCGAATTAGAATTTATCTCTGACTATCCTTAACGAAAGTAGGGGGAAATATTTTGAATGATTTAACCGTCGGCATTGTTTCCGGAATTATTGCTACATATCTTGCAAAATGGTTACAGTATATCTTTAAAGGTGATGAGAGTACCAGTGGGAATACATCAAAGGAATACATAGATAGAGTCAAGAGAGAGTTTTATTTTAGCTTTCCAACAGCTCTGTTGTTGACGCTATTGATAATTAACGGCTATGTTTCTCCCGAATCGTTTTTATATATGTCGGTAATTATTGCAACAACCATTCTCTTCGCCCTATCTCTATCTGCCTTTATATGTGCCATAGAGGTAATCAAAGAGCTTACCAATAGCAACGCCAATCAAGAAACCAATAATAAAGCGAATTGAAATTTTCCTTCACCTCTCATTATTAAATCGACCCCCTGGCTTAATCAGGGGGTCGATTTCTTGCATATGCTACTAAACATAATGCGTC